CGCCGGCGGGATCGACAGTGATGTAAATGTTCCAGCCTCTCAGGCTTGGCAGTTGACTGTAGTACTCCAACCAATCCTCGCGGAAGCCCATCGCCTTGTCGGCCACTGGGTTCTGCAGCATCTGACAGCTAAAGATGTACGGCCCCATCATCTTACGCTTGTCCTGCAGTTCCTTCGGGGTCAGCAGCACGGGGTTGCGCATGTCTTCGTCGCTGCACAGTCTGATCCTGGGCGTCGCGGCGTCGCGTTCGATGATAGCGCGGTAGGTGTCGTTGAAGTGGTAGCGCGTGCCGATGTAGCGGACGATGGCGCCGGTCGTGCTGCCCAGGTTCATGCTCAACGCCCAACTGTCGGTGGTCTTGTTAATCATGTCAGGCGTCGTGACGCTGCTGTCGGTCACCATGTCATCGTAGACGCGGATCATAAAGTGTCGGCCGGTCGGCTGGCCGATGACCACGCCCCAGGCTTCGACAGTTGCTTCTTTCGGGTTGGTCTTCCGCTTGACCACTATGCCCGACTCCGTACCCCATCGCGGCGACTCGCGCTGCGGGTTGGCGAACAGGATATCGGGAAACAGCTTCTGCAGGTAGTCGTTGTCTTCCAGTTCGGTCTTGATCTGAATCAGAAAGTCTTTGGCAATGCTGGACGTGTGCGAAAATATACCAATCGTGACTTCGGGGTTTCGCAGAATCTCCTGGATCGACAGGGCGAAGGTGATGATGGTCGACTTGTAGTGGCCGCGACTCCACAGATCCAGCATACTGTCAGGCTCTTGCTCGACTTCTCTGCAGCGGTCGTAGATCCAATCGTGGTTGGCGTCGATACGCTTGCAGGCGATGGTCAGCAGGTAGAACAGGTCGCGCCGGCACAATTCACGCTGCGCCTCGACGTCGCCGTCGTTGTGGACCTTGCGGTACATACGTATTGCCTGGTCACGGGTCAGGTCGTGCGTGGCCGACAACGGCACCCACCCGCCTACTGCTCTGTCATCACTGTGGCTCATAGCAGAATGTCATCCCCTTCCTCAAAGTCTTCGTCGTTGTCGATTTCAAGGATCTGCAGCGCCCGTTCGTCCAGGCTCATGGTCAACTGTTCGGCGTGACTATGCTCGACAGCTATTTCCTTGCGCTCGACGAAGTCGCCCTGTGCTTTGCCCAGTAGTTCAATGGCTTTGATCCGGTCGGACACCTTCGCCAGTGGGTCGCGGGCGAATGCGGTGAGCAGCATTTCGCGCTCCAACCGACCCATGACCAGGTCGGGCGCCACGTCCAGCATCGCCCGCTGGCTGATCGCCTCGCGGATATGCGGCTTCTTTACCCAGTTGCTGCCGGTCGTTGGTGATATCCCGACAGCCCTGGCAGCTTCGGACGCGTTGCCGGCGAACGCCAGTACAAAGCAAGTCTCGCGGTACGTCAGGCCGTCGGCCCACGGGTTGCGATTCTGATAGACCAGTGGGTTAAAGTGTGGCTTGCGTGGCGCCACTACTTCGCCGGTCACTTGCTCTGCCTCACTTTCGGCCATCCAGCAGCCTCACGTAATTGTCCATCGAATGATTGTGCAGCGGCCCGAACCGGCCAGGTAAGACAACATCGTCGCCTGGCCGGCGCATCAAGCGAGGGTAATGGCAGACAGGGTCGCGCCAACCAGGCCAACGGCCGGCCTGGTAGTTGATGCCCCTGAAACCAATGTATCGCAGCGCGTGGTGATGGTTGGCCGCAAACGTCTGATCGCAGAAGTTCGGGCAACCGTAGGTGCAAACCACGTGTGTTATAATTTCGGCGTCACGTAGGATCGCGGCCGTGATCCAGGCCATCGGACCACCGTGGCTATGGCCGACGATGTAGATGTAGCGACGATGCGTGCGGCGCCGGCGAACCTGCTGCAGCAACGGCACGGCGATGTCCATCGTGGCGTTGTAGAACCCTTCATGTACACGGCCGTGGTCATCAAACGTCATCAGCGCGTGGACGTTGTCATCAGAGTCGGTGAATCTGATGTCAAGGTTGCGCTGCCAATCCTTCGACCACGGGACCGGTTTTTCGTCGGTGCCGCGAAAACTGATAATCAGTGCGTTGTCGTACTGATGAATCGCTGCGTACTCAGTCTCACTGGCTATCTCAGCGACGCGCCGGTCGTGTATCCCGCCGTCATCGTCGGGATGGTACGCCGCTTGCGCGAACCGTGCCAGCTTGCCAGGGTTCATTGTGATGCTGTTGCTCATTCAACGCCCAGCTTCCGGTCAATACTGTCGAGGCGCCGCAGCACTTCAGCGTTGTACGAAGTCATCGCTGCGCACGCCTCTCTGTGCAGGATCAACGCCTGCGTCAACTCGCGCATGGCGGCGTTGCTTTCTGTTTGTATATCGTGGCAACGCGTGATCCGCTGCTCTGCCACCATGTCATCGCGACCGTCTTGCTTTACCAGGTAACCGAGAAACAGCGCCACGATAATCAGACAGCCGGCCCACTGCGGGATACCGTCGATCTTAATACCGGCGGCTTCTATGTGTTCGATATCGTCCTCGCCCATTTCCCCCTCACAGACCAGGAGAGGCGTCGACCGTATTACCGCTGGCTACCCCCTCGTAGTCTTTGTCTGCTGCTTGGGTGCCGTCCTGCTCAACGTCGCTGCTGCTGTTCGCCACGTTGCTGACGGTTCGGTTGATGCTGACGACCGAGACGCTGAAGTGCGTCAGCGGCGTGCAGCCGGTCGCCAGAAGTAGTACGGCGATGATGGTCAGGTACTTCATGGTCACCTCACTGTTTAAGGTTGGAGCGGTGGCCCGAACGCGACTAAGGGCCACCGCTCCGAGGGGTAGGACCAGGCGAAGTTGCGTGTGTGTGCGGCCTGTCCTGCGGGGGCTGTTAAATTGTGAGGTGCCAACATACTCGCATCAGCGGGTCATTGTCAAGCTGTCAAGAAGTACCTAAATTTCGATTCTTTGGCACTTCTCGGCGCGAACGGCAGTATTTACGGGTACAACGTCACCTCTGTTGTTTCGCCCACCTGTACAACGCCACGGCGTCGGCGGTCGATTTCTGCAGGCCGTGCAGGCCGGTCTTCCGGTCCATACGGTCCTGCACTAACTCCGGATACCACTCGCGTGCCAACCAGTAGATCGCGTCTTTGCGCGGCGCGCTGTCACGCGGCAAGACACCGCACACTTCTTTCATCCATTTGTTCGGCAGCACCCACGTCGGCGTCACGCCGGCCATCGTCAGGATAGCTTCGACGTGACCCATATGTCGCGCGAACGACGTCGACGCTTTGGAACTGTTGCCAGGTCGATGGTGGCCGACGTTCTCGACAACGACGTGGTCGATGTCGTTGTTCGTCAGAATACTGCGCAGTTGCTGCACCAACGGCCCAGGGTGCAGCGGGTCGCACTTCGCCAGCTTCACCACGTGGATACCGTCCACCAGTGAGTCGTAGCACGCGGCGCCGCTGCTGTTGCCTGGGTCTATCGCCATCACGTTGCCGGTGAATCTCACGGGAAGTCCATCCCGATAGCGGCCACCAGTTTTCGGTTGAATCGGTATTGCCGTCGTGTCCCGTCGCGGAACTCCAGTACCATGCCGTCCCGATACGGTTCAATCGTTTCGACGTGATCCAGGTTGACGTACACCTTGCGCTCTTGATCGCCTGATGACGGGTCGTGAGTTAGTACCATCGGCCACCAATTTTCCATGTGCTGCTTCCTTCCTTCTGTCTGTTTTTAATTAAATCCTTAAAACCTGATCAGGATTTAGGGGTATTGTCCCAGTAGTTGAAACCGAGTGTTTGGGTTGAGGGGGAAACTGAGGGTTCCCTGCGGCGCAAAGCATAGCATGGGGTTCCGAGGGCGGATATAAAGATATACGTAGTATATCATATATCCCCCCTCGACCCACCAAACGACGACTCTCGCACTCTAAAAGCAAGACCCCTCCTTTTGCGCCGTAACTCCGTACCGCCCAACGACTTACACAACAAAAAAGCCCGCCGAATCGTCCGACCCCTAATTTTTTGGCGACTCCACCGGTCCAAGTATGGTTTGTAAACCGTTGCGCACCATCGATTTGCGCGACACTAGTCATCGATAGAATCCAGTATATTGTCTGCTGTAACGATGCAGCAGTTCCCGCAGCCCTTAATTGGTTTAGTCACCAAAGCACCCGACGCAACCAGCCTTTCGTAACTGTTTTTCACCACGTCACCGTACACAAATTTGTTGTTGATCCGCACCGCCCGACGGTTTTTCCAAATACAGCGCGAACCGCTTTTGGCTGACCCGCTCAACCACCGTTTCTTATCCGCCGCTTCGATCACTGCCAGCAGCACCGCGTTGTCTATCTCGTTCAGCATCTTAACCCGATCGCCCTGGACAAACAGCCGACTACCGGCGATCCGCTTTAACGTGATAGGTTCCTGCATTTGGCCCCAATTAAACTTGGACATTTTGATATGCAGCGGGCTGTTTTCCGGATCGTTCGGGTCTTCAAAACCCATGAACCATCGGTTGCGTACCGCGTCATGCCACGCGGCGCTGCCGGCGTACTCGCTCTCGACATCCTTGGCGGGATGGATAAGCAGCACAACCCGAACGTCGTGGTCTACGGCCAGCGTCCGCAGCGTTTCCTTCACAAGAAAAGTGACATGGTTGACGTCGCAATTATTGCCGCCAAAGATGTCCGCTGCGGTGTCCAGCACCAGCAGTATTGGGCCGACATGACCCTTCAGATGACCCTGGCGAAACCACGTAAGCTGCTCACGCAGCAACTTATCAAACGGCGCCCGTTGCGGGTTGCCGCCACGGTCCATCTGAACCATACGCGACACGCCGTTACGAATAAAGGCGCAGAACTTCTGATCGTAGTCCAGATCGGGGTAGAACCCAGGCTCTCGCAGGTCGTCCAGCATCCCCCATACCTGGTGAGGGGAGTCCTCACAAAGCACCAAAAAGGCCGGCATCTGCTGCTCCACATCGATACCCAACCACTGCCTGCCCGTCACCACCGCAGCGGCAAGCTGCGCAGCCAGGGTGGATTTACCAACGCCGCCGCGACCGCCGAACAATGTAATGTTGATCGGGTCATCGGGTAGCCAGCCTGGCAGTATCCATTTGGTTGGTGGCCGTTTGCCTTTCGGCATGTCGCCCGACAGATAAATGTCCTCGTGCCGTGCGATTGGTGGCGGGTCGGGCATCGGGATGGTGTCGAAAACAGCTTCGGGCGGCTGGTCGCTGCCCAGGCCGGCGGTCGCGTAGTCGTAGGCGTTCTGCACTTTGCGTTCCAGTTCTTCAGCATCCCAGCTTGGTACAGCTTTCGCTTCGTTCCAATAGTCCAGCATAAGCTGCAGGCATCGGGCTTCGCTGATCCCGAACTCGCGCACCTGGCAGGCTACCGTGTACGTCGTGGTGTCGCCGGCCTCGCCTTCGATGGCCGTCGGCGCGGTGTTGACCAGGTAGTCGGTCGCGCGGTCTATGGCGCCAGGCAGGTCGAGGTCGAGATCCAGCGGGTCGGCCTCGCGTTCGCGCTTGGCACCGATGGCATCGATCAACCATTGCGGCGCTGCGGCGATAGGCCGGTTGTGCAATACCTTGTATTGCTTACCGTTCACAACGCTATTCGGCGCCATTATGTACCCCGCCGCTCCACGACTGTCGACGTTAGCGGCCAGCTTGCCTGCAGTGTTAGCGGTCGGTGGACCAGTGAATACAAGATGGTAGCCGGCGTTCGGAGTGGTAGCGGTGTAGGTGTCAGGCACCCCGCCGTTGGCCTCGCACAACGCGTTCCAGCCCGCCATACCCCCGTTGTCTATGTCGACGACCAGTAGACCACTGGCGCCGACGTTGACAGCGAAGTTGCTGGGCGTCAGGTCGGCTTTGTTTACCAGTTGCTCACGGGTCAGACCCTTACGCTGCCAGCCCTTCAGCAGCGGGGTGTCTTTAGTCCCCGACTTGATTGGGAAGTATCTCGCAAATTGGGCTAAATGGTCGTCTGGAGGCAATACAATTTTAGTCATCGCGCGACTTCCCGTGGTTAGGCCATTCGTTGTGTGCTAAAAACCAAGCGACGCGATGCGCAAGCATCACTTCACCGCATTTCACCTGCAAGTAGCCGTGTACGGCGATGCTACCGGCTACTGTTCCGGCGTAGCGTGTATGCCAGGATCGATAGGTTCGCGTATCTCTGAAATGAGTTAACGGCCTTTTTTGTTTCCACCGCAGCACACCAGTTGTAGGGTTGTATTCTAACGATTCTCTAATCCGTTGTTCTGTCGTCACGTTCAAGCTGCTTTTCATTTGTCGCGTTCCTTTCCTATTTGTTTTCCACCGCGTTCGTACCGGTAAACCTTCGCCGCTGCTTTCCGGTGTCGCTCCCGCAGGTTCGTCATATCAGCCATCAGCCGTTCGCAGCGGCCGGCCCACATCTCTGCCTGCTTCTTTTGCTTCGCCGCCTCTTCCTTCCGGAGGATGGCCAGGTGCAGCGAATAGACGGTGACGCCGGCCTGCAGCAGCGCGGCGACCATCATTAGTTCATTCAGCGTCATCGGTCGGCATCCCGCAATCGCCGCAGGCCGTAGCGTCGCGGCGACACGTCCTTGCACGCTTGGCACGTGGCCGGCCGCTTTTTGTCGCTCCTGTACACTATAATATCAAGGCAAGTATTGCAGGCCGTCATCGCCATTCTTGGTGCGCCGGTCGGGTCCACACTAGCGTCGAGGGGTTCCGATTTTATACCAGCGCGCAGTGCTTCTATATCTACGCGCCGGTACAGATCGTCACCGTCGTTATCCGGTGAAACCCACGACCCTTTGCTCCACCGCTGCCACGGCCCAGGACCATCCGGTTTGGTGGTATGAACGAAGCCGATGTCGATGGGGGCGCCCGACTCATGACGCACCAAGGGCATCGCCGCAAGTTTAGGAATCGGCGCCGACGCCGTCTGTGGTGTCATCTGATTGTTCTCTATACGACGTTTGTAGCTTGCCATACCGCCCTCGACGTACACTTCGGTAATCAGCAGGACATCACCATTCGGCGCCCTGCGCATCTGCTTCTTAGCTAGTGGAAACATCGTTCACCTCCGGTAGTAGTAGATCAATTGCGTGTACCGTGTAGCCCAACCGCGTCGCCGCGTTGACTATCCTGGTGGCCATGCGGGCCGTCGGTACGCGCTTACCATTAATAACATCAGACAGGTATCCCTGACTGCAACCTGCCAGCAACGCGACGCGCCGCTGGTCACCTCTTTCCAGTTTCATACTAACCTCATTTTATCTACGTAGTCTATACCCTCACCGATCCAGCGCATCACAGGGACAGCCATACTGTTTCCTATCGCCTTGTACCTCGGCCCATCGGGGCAGTCTTCGGCAGGCTTCCCGCGCCACGGGATGCGTGTGTGATTGTCGGGGAATCCTTGAAGGCGCTCACACTCGATAGGGGTTAAGCGGCGAACTGCTAGGTGATTGCTTTCAACCGTTTCAGTCCCCCTGGGGTGGGACATACCCGCAGTGCATGGTCCCGCTATATCTGCGACTACTGGATCTTGCCCTCTCGTTTCCCCGGCTCGTTCAAATCCTCGGCCACTTGCTCCAATGCACGGCGCAACATCGTGGGTAAATCCTTTCCCCGCCTTTCGGCTCGGCGCAGGATTCCCCGACAGGCTTTCGCGCTCAAATAGTACCGCTGCGGCACGTCGCCAGTCTCCTCCAAGATATCCGACAACAAACACGCGTCGGCGTTGCTGGGGAACTCCGAGGTATTGAGCGTCAAGCACACGCCAGGCGATAGAGTAGTGATCGGGTCTGCCAACAATGATTCCACTATTCCGCCAGCCCTTTTTACCGTCCAGTTTTGGCGGAACGGTGATGTCCACTCCGGTGAGTCCTGAGAGGAAGCAGGCGAAGTCTGCCCCGCCGTGGCTGGTAAGTACGCCGGGGACATTTTCCCATACGATCCATCGTACCCCAGCTCGAAAAGCAAGTCGGATATACTCCAGGCTGAGGTTTCCCCGTTCGTCTTTGAGTCCTTTACGCAGTCCTGCGACGCTGAAGGCTTGACACGGGGTTCCCCCGACAAGAAGGCGAGCTGATGCATAGTGCTCCTTTTCTGTAATGGTGGTAAAGTCGCCATGGCTTGGTACGTTTGGCCACCGGTGCGCCAAAACCGCTGACGGGAATTTTTCAATCTCGCTGAACCCGACAGGCTCCCAGCCCAGTGGGTGCCATGCGAGTGTTGCGGCCTCGACGCCGCTGCATACTGATAGATACTTCATCACGTTCCTTTCTACGTTAAAATTCGCCAGGTGCGAACGTATCCTGCCGGTTGGACGATTGCAAGCCGAACGGGTGAGACAGTGTTTTTCTGAGGCTACAGCGAAAAAACTTTTGCAAAAGCACTAGCATCGCTTTAGGTCATGGGCGATATTTTAGATTAGACAATTTAAGATCCGGACCGAGGCCACGGGGGCCAAGGCCGAAACCCACAGAACGAGGAACGCGACAATGAACACTCAAACATGGAACCTGATCGCAGAAGAGGCCAACAACCAAAAAGGGAGATAAGAAAATGGACAGCGAAACACAAAAGCTAATCGACGCGGTTAAGGACTTGCGGGTAGAACAGGGGTTGCCTCGCATTGCAGATCAAGGCGAACTAGATAGCGAATACGAGGAAGTATTCGGGAAAGTCGAAATCGATTCACTAGAAGATTATTTTGGAATCTAAGCCAAGGGTTATTGATATGATTACTTTATTAGAGGCGCGGGTGGCTAGCGGTTTGCCGGCAAGATATCGGCGCATGGCTAGCAATGAACTTTACGTTCCGGGCCAATATGGCAGAAACTATCTAATTGAGATAGCTCAATTTCAGTCGCAGACTCACGGGGCGGAGCCGGCGTTTTTCAAACGTGACACCCGCACAGGGAACGAGGTGAAGGAGATTCTATTTAGGGAGTATGTTGAGTTAAATATGCGCAGTTTTGGTCTGCCGATTAAGTATGAAGACCTATTACTAATGCCGCGCACATTAGATGATCTGTAATGCCGGCTTTTGGCTTGGTTGGTAACTGTTTCCAGTTTGGAAATAGTTGGAATTGGTAAACAGCAAAGGAAAGGAACGCGACAATGAACACTCAAACATGGAACCTGATCGCAGAAGAGGCCAACAACCAAATCGGCTTCACCGTCCGCGACATCGCCAACATCGGGCTGAAGGAAAAAAGCCCAAGTCTCAGCACCGTGCGTGCCTACCTTAATCAGATGGTTGCCGATGGCTACCTTGACCGCTACGAAGACTACGACATTCGCTCGAACTACCGCGTCTTCGTTTATCGCCTTGTGTGGGTCAACGACGAAACCACGACCGTCCCGCTGTACAAAGAAGACGGCACCCTGGGTGACCGTTACGTGCCGGCGGAGTGCGACTACCGCCGCAGCGACGATGACCGCTACGAGAAGCACTACGGTACGTTTGAGTGCGGTAAGTACCGCGTCACCCGTAAGAACTTCAAGTACACCATCTATCGCGGTAACACCGTGATGGCGTTCGGTATTGAGAAATGGAGCGAGGTCCGCGACACCGTCGAGAACGGTTTCGAGAACGTCGCCGGCGATCTGCGTGCAGAACTGGAAATGCAGCGCGAAGCAACCCGTGCCGCCAATGAGCAGAGCGAACGCGTGTTTAACGATCTGAAGACCATCCGCGACGAACGCGACGAACTGCGCACCGAACTGGAACAGGAACGCGACGTAGCCAGCCGCCGGTTCGACCGTGTCTGTGAACTGCAAGCCAAAGTAATGGAACTGCAGGCGAAGCTGGACGCTATCGCCGCAATAGCTTAACCCCCAAATCCTCGACCCCGCCGGTTCCCCTCGTTACGCCGGCGGGGCGGGGTGAAAGGAAAAATAGGAGTAAACCGATGGCAACTAAAGCAGAACTGGAACGTGCGAACAAAGCGTTGACCGAGGCGGTCGCCGCATTGCAGCACCAGGTACACGCGCTGATCCCGCCTGAGATCAGTCCGGAGGCGCCCCACCATATTCGGCTGGCGCAACTGGCTGAGATCGCAGTCGACCGGACGCAGAAGCTGACGCTTGCGCAGCAGGCGCTGCAGGATGCGGCCGCGCTCGAAAAGGACATCGACATCGCTTTCGCTATGTGCCGCCAGGAAGACCTGGACGTCACCGGCGAAGAGTGCGTCAGCAACCTGGTGCAGACGCTGCTGGTCAACCGGCGTATGCTGATCGGTGAACGCGATGCGCTGCGTCACCGCGCCCACCCGCCGGCCGACCTCACCAGCGAGGCCGCAGGCACAACGTAAACCCCTAACAGCCGGTCGGCGGTAGTGTCCCGCGCTCTGCGTGTACCGTTGACCGGCAGAGGTACACCAAATGATCTATATGGTAATAACACTCGCAGTCATCAGCGGTGCCGGCACGGTCGGCCTGGTCGTGGCTGCACTGATTCAAGGAGTCGGATAAGATGGCACGGAAGCGATCCTTTAAGGAACTGCAGCGCAGCGTACTGGCTCAGTGCAAGCGGCTCGACCGCGAACTGAACGAAAAGAACGTGCGCGTCTGCAGCTTCCACGGCATTTGGGCCAGCGATAACATGCGCAGCAAAGCGTTCCGCGCTTACTGCCCGATCTGCGGCCACCGGATGCGAACCGTGACCCGCACAGACGTCGAACTGGAAGACATGCGTCGGCATAGCGAAGGGGAGGTCGCCAATGGCTAACCCGACCCACAAAGAAGCAGTGCTGGACGCTCTTGACGAACTGTACCAGGAGGCCATCGACTTTGGCTACATCAAAGTCAACGACCGCACGCCGCTGCACGCGGTGGCCGACGGCGCCTACCAGCGCGGCCGTACCGAGTGCATCCGCGACATCGAAAACCATCTAGCGAAGCAGGCAAAGGAGCGTCGTGCCTAGACTCACATACATATCAGACCGCAGCCGCTTTGAGTTTCTGTGCTTGTACGAAGACCGGCACGTCGCCCAAGGTAACGGCCTGCAGTGGGACGTTCGCGTCAACCGCTGGTACACGGCGCAGGACCATATCGCGGTGCGGCTGGTAGAGTTTGCGGACGATAAGGCGCTGGCCGCACTGTCCGGTTTCCTGCAGGCTACCGCTGCATCGCGGTCGGTCGATGGGGAACTGGACGTGCCGGCGCCCGACGGCCTGCAGTACATGCCTTTCCAGCTTGCCGGCATCCAGTGGTGCGCCGAACGCAAAGCCGCCTTGCTGGGCGATGACATGGGTTTGGGTAAGACCATCCAGGGCGCGGGTATCATCAACGCCACGGCGCCGCACTCCGTACTGGTTGTCTGCCCCGCATCCCTCAAACTGAATTGGCGGCGCGAACTGCGCAAGTGGCTGGTCGATGACTACCGCGTCAGCGTTGTGACCAGCAAGCTGGTGCCGGCTGCTGTCGCCGGCCGCAACATCTACATCATCAACTACGACCTGCTGGTGAAGCACAAACAGTTTATCCGCAGCGAGACATGGGGTCTGCTGCTGCTGGACGAAGCGCACTACCTGAAAAACGAACAGGCGCAACGCACCAAGGTCGGCCTGAGTATCCGCGCGCACCGTAAGGTATGGATGACCGGCACGCCGATAGAGAACCGGCCGGTCGAACTGTGGACCGCGTTGAAGTATCTCGCGCCGCAAGACTGGGGTACGGACTACTCCGCGTTTCTGCGCTACGCCAAGCAATACTGCGCCGCGCATCAGAAGACCGTCTATTTGAAAGGCGGTCGCAAGAAGCAGGTTTGGATGATGGACGGCAGCAGCAACCTGGACGAACTGCAGGCGCGGCTGCGCAGCACGATAATGATCCGCCGTAAGAAGCACCAGGTGTTGACCGATCTGCCAAGTAAAACTAGACAGGTCGTGACCCTGCCGCCGACCGGCAGCGGGATGGCCGCGCAGCTAAAGGTCGAGGCCAAAGCACTGGGTCAACTGAAGGACGCGAAGACGCCGCAGGGTGTCGACATCGCTTTCCATCAGATCGCGCTTGTACGGCATCAGACTGCGGTGCTGCTGGCACCCTACGCCTGCCGCTACATCGCCGGCCTGCTGAAAGACGGTACGCTGGATAAGGTCGTAGTCTTCGCGCATCACAGTGACGTTGTAGACATCGCCATCGATACGCTGCAGGAGTACAACCCGCAAGTCATCACCGGCGCCACCAGCCAGGCGGACCGCGACGGCGCTGTCAATACGTTCCAGTGCAGCGACTATTCCAAAGTCTTTATCGGCAACATACAAGCCGCCGGCGTCGGCCTGACGCTGACCGCAGCTACGACCGCCATCTTCCTTGAACTGGATTGGTCACCGTCAAAGATGACACAAGCTGAGGATCGTATTTGGCGTATCGGGCAGGACAACGCTTGTCTGATTCAGCACCTGGTTCTCGACAAATCTATCAGCGCCAACATGGCGCACGCTTTAACCCGTAAACAGGCCGTCATCGACGCGGCCATAGACAATAAGGACGCGACCGTCGATTGGGCAACTGAACTATTAAACGAAGGAAAAGACAGATGATTGAGAAACTGTTGAACCTGTTGGAGCGGCTGGTCACGGCGCAGGAGCGCCTGGCTGCTTCACATGAAAGTTGGATCGACTTCCGTCGTAACGAGGTCGATGCCGAACAGCCGCAGGAAGTCGTGACAGAAACGGCGCCGGCGACTGCTGAACCCGTTACGATTGACGTGCCGCCGGCAGCGGAAGAACCGACAGCGCCGGCCGACGGCCCGTGTGACCCTAACGACCGTTCAGAGATTCGCCGGCAGCTTGATGAAATCATCGGTGCTGACGGTTACAACAACCGGTTGAGCACTCCCAAGCTGTACGACCTGTTGGTGAAGAACCTGGCGTACAAAGAAGAGCACGGCGCAGCGGGACCGGAGCCGGCAGCAGCGGAACCGGTCGAGTATCCGGAGGCGACGAAGGAAGAACTGCGTGACAAGATCACCGAAACGATCAAGCACGACAGCGGTGACAAGACCAAAGTCAAAGAGATCGTGGTCGGGATCGCCACGACCGGCAACCTGAGTAAGATCGATCCGAAACTGTTTGGGCAGATCGTGTATGCGCTGGACCAGTACATGAGTGCTGGCGCCGGCGACGAAGGCGACAACGGTGAAGAAGGGGATTTGTGGGACTAATGGCCGACCACGCCAAACTTAGCCCATCAGCCAGCAGCCGCTGGATGGCCTGCCCTGGCAGCGTGCGCGAAGAGTTGAAGTTTCCGGACTCAACGTCGCGCTACGCCAGCGAGGGCAGTGCCGCCCACTCTCTTGGCGAGATGGCGTTGAAGACGGGTAAAGACCCCGACGCGTGGCTGGGCCGCACGATCTCTGCCGACGGCGAAGACTTCAAGGTCGACGCCGATATGGTCGAGGCCGTGACGGTCTACACCGACGAAGTCTACCGGATACTGAAAGAGAACCCCGACGCGGAACTGCATGTTGAAAAGAAGCTGGTGCTGCCACCCGACACCATCGCCGGCGCCACCGTTTACGGCACCGCCGATGCGGCGATTGAAGTACCGTTCGAGGTTCTGTTTATCCGCGACTACAAGCACGGCGCCGGCGTCCCCGTCAGCGCCAAGAATAACAGTCAGACCCGTATTTACGGGCTGGGTGGCCTGGCCGACGCGTTCGTTGACCAGGTGGACATCGGTATTGTCCAGCCACGGGTACGCAATCCCGTCAAGGATAACCGCGAACGACTGACCATAGAAGAGATCAACGGTTGGCGCGACAACGTGCTGGTGCCGGCGGTTAAAGCTACACAGGCGCCCGACGCGCCGCTGGTAGCCGGCGACCACTGCCGGTTCTGCAAAGCAAAGGCACTCTGCCCTGCTCTGCAGGCCAAAGCACAAGACACCTGCAGGCTGGACTTTTCAGCGATCCCTGACCCAACGCGGCCGGCGCAACTGCCGAACGTGCAGGACATGGGTCCGTTGCAACTTGAGTCTGTGCTGCAGGCAGCGCCGGCGATTGAACTGTGGCTGAAAGCTGTCCGCGAACATGCCAAGCAGCAACTGGAGTCTGGTAACCACATACCAGGGTTCAAGCTGGTGGCTGGCCGCAAGACCCGTGTATTCGTTTCGCCCAAGGGCATCGCGGATACGCTGGTGGCCGGCGGCATCCCCGAACACGTCGTGATGACCGAACCGGACGTGCGCAGTGTCGCGCAGATGGAAAAGGCGCTAAAGGCTCACGGGCTGGATAAAGACGCTATCAAAGGGATGCTGTCGCGCCACATCACATACAAGGAAAGCAGTCCGACCGTGGCGCCTGAGAGCGACCGCCGCAAGGCGATCACGGTCGGGCAGGAGTTCGGTAAACTACCATGACCACTGCAGAAAAGGTAAGAGTCGCACAGTGGTGCGAGGCGTTGGACCCGCAGCAGCCGATCAACTGGTCGCTGCTGGCCAAACGCTGCAGTTTGAACCTCGGTATCGAAGTCAGCGAATACTCGCTGAAAACGGTGGCGCAGGACGCGGACTTGTTCGTCGCCCTGGGCCAACTCAAAACGCTGGACAACCAGCAAATCATCGGAATGCTGCAGGACATCCTGGAAGGGATGGAAACCGTGCAGCGCCTCATTAAGGAGTAGAACAATGGGTATGACATTCGTTTCACCTATCGGTCGCTTTTCATTCGTCAACGTATTCGAGCCGCGCAAGAGCGACGTCGGTGAAGACAAATACGAACTGGTGCTGCTGCTGCCGAAAGACATGCAGGGCGCCGACGCTGAAACTTTCAAGACTATCCGCACTGAAGTGATGCGTGTGGCACGCGAGAAGTGGCCCGACGCTGATGTCAAGCACCTTATCAAGACCGGCAAAATCAAGATGCCGATCAAGGATGGTGATGGTGACGATGCGTGCAACCGTGACGGCGTCCGCTACCAGGGGTACGAGGGCCACTACTTCATCCGTTTGAGCCGCCGCGCCAGTAAGGGTCGGCCAGGCGTTGTGGATAACAACGTGCAGCCGATCCTTGACGCGTCGCAGGTCTACAGCGGCTGCTACGGCCGCTGCAGCTTCGACGTCTACGCCTACGACCACCCGCAGGGCGGCAAGGGTGTCAGCTTCGGTTTAGAAAACGTACAGAAGGCGCGCGACGGTGAGCCGCTGGGCGGCGGTGGCCCTGCCAAACCGGCCGACCAGTTCGGGGTCATCCCGAATGACGCCGGCGCCGACAACCCCGCCAACTACCCATCGTCTACCGACGGCGATGACGATTGGGACATCGACTAGACCTGGACGGTCCGTCGGGCGGTGCTGGAAACGGCGCCGCCCGACTCTTTTTAAGGATAGCCATGAAACTCACCATAGACTTTGAAACGCGCAGCGAAGTCGACCTGCGCAAGACCGGCAGCAGAGTGTACGCTGAAGACCCCACGACCCGACCGCTGATGATCGCGGTAAAAGTCGACAATAAGCGCACCCGCATATGGCTGGCCGACGAAGCCCTGCCGGCCATCGAACACGACATGCTGCCGCTGATCTCAGAAGACCGGCTGTTGGAACTGGTCAGCGAGGCGCAGCAGATCGAAGCCTTTAACGTAGCTTTCGAGCGCGACATGTGGAACCGCTGCTGCACCCGACTGTACGGATGGCCGGCGCTGCCCGAATATAAGCTGCGCTGCGCCGCAGCCACCGCGCGCCGGCACGGCCTGCCAGGTAGTCTGAAAGCAGTCGGCGCTGCGCTGCAGCTTGACGTACAGAAGTCGAACAGCGGTCACGCGCTGATGCTGCAAATGTGCAAGCCCCGACAGAAGACCAAGCTGCACCCTGAGACTCGTTTCTATAACGACCCCGAACGCATGTGGAACCTGGCCGACTACTGCATCACCGACGTTGAGACTGAACACCAGGCGTCGACACTGATCGGGGAACTACGTGGACGAGAACTACTGATATGGCAGATGGACCAGCGTATCAATGAGCGCGGCGTGTACATCGACCGGCCGGCAGCGGAAGCC